TATCGCACATTAGCATATTCCATTGTATACCCGTTTTTAGTACATAAAAAATATTACATAAATAATAGTAATTTGAATATTTATGCTTTCTTTTATTTGGAAATTTTTCTGAAATATATTTTTTAAGATATTCTATATAATTTTTTTCGGATGTTCTGCCATAAAAATAAAATTAATAAATTTTAGATTATTAACCTCAAATTTATTAATTCTTTTGATTATTTGTTATAATATTTTAGTGTTTATATAATTATAATATATATAATATATAATATATTATATATATTATAATTATATAATAATGAATAATTCAACTAATTCGACAAACATAAATAATTCAAATAAATATGCAGTAATGATAGGAATAAAATATAGTGGTATAAATCAATTAGATGGAACATATAATGATATTAACTCTTATAAAAAAATATTAATTGATAAATTTGGATATCTAGAAAAAAATATTACAATATTAATGGATAATAATATAAATATAAATCCAACAAAAAAGAATATAATTGAAAATATTAAAAATCTTGCATTAAAAACAAATGGTACTAATTTTGTACAAGAAGTAACAATATATTATGCGGGTCATGGGTATAAAACTTATTATACAAATGATAAGTTTGAAAAAGATAATAGTGATGAATGTATTATTACAGTTGATTATAAACACATAATTGACAATGAGTTAAATGACTTATTGCGCTCAATAAATGTCAATACCAAAGTAATTTGTATATTTGACTGTTGTCATAGCGGAACTATTTCAGATGTTTTTTTCTGTTTTTTATATGATAAACAAGTAAAAAAAATAATAAAAGATATCGGAAATGGTAAAGAAATGAAAAATAAAAATATATTTATATTGTCTGGATGCAAAGACAATGAAACTAGCGATGAATTATATATTAATAATTTAAATAGTGGATTATTATCATATGCATTACGAAAGACTTTAGCAGTTAAAAATTATAAATGTTCTATCAAAGAATTATTGTTAGGTATTAATAATAATATTGAACAAGTGTATATTGATATACCATCGCAAAAATATAGCAATCAAAATACAGTAATTTCCGTTAGTTCAGATTCCATCGATGAGAATACAATAATGTTTGATGTCAATACAACAAATAAGATACAATTTAAACCAGTTTTTTATATAAAAAATACTAACAAAAAAAACAAAATACATTATTATGAAATAACTAATAATTACAACAAATATATCAAAAGTAAATAACATTTTAGTAGATGGTAAATATCACGCTTAAAATATAAAATATAATAATATAAATATATTATTATATTTTAATAATATTAGATGATAAACAATCAAGAAACATCAATTAGTATAGAAGTAAAGCAAACAATAATGAAAGAATGTATAGAACCTTCTTATATAAATGATATAAAATCTATAATTAGAGGTAAAAAATGTTGGAAAATATGTGGTCAAATATTTGAGACATTATCAAAAATATTTGTAGCGATAGGATGTATATTAAGTTTTTCGTCAGGATATTATAAAAATGACCAATTAAGTTTTTTATCTGGTTCAGTATCAACAATTAGTTTAGCGATGTTGCAATTTTCATCTTTTAGTTTTAAAGAAAATAAAAAGCAAAGTCAAGAACTTAATATATTGCTTAATAAATTAGGACTAGATACATTGCCAGTTTTTGATAGAAATATAGAAACACGAAGTGGATCTAAACAAACTCAATTAAATCATAATATAATTAATACTGTAAATGACATATATACTAGAGATAATCAGATATTGCAATATTTAGAACAAATAAATAAAAAACCAGAAAAAGATAAATTTGATACACCAATGGAAATGGATATTCATGTTTAATAATTATTTCCATATATTTGGGTATAAATATTCGTATGTTGTTGATTTATATGATAATATATCTATATATTCGCCCAATAAATGACAAATATTATCATTGTCTATTATTGTGTCTTTGCTAATATCAACAAATTTTCTTAAAAAACTCTGTCCATATTTTAATTACATATATATTTAATGTTCCTTCATGACTCCTAAATTCAAAATGTTTATTTTGAGAATATTTAATTAATTCCATTATATTTAATTTTGTATATCTATTATTATGTTCTATTTCTAAATTCAATATATCTTTAATGTATTGTCTATCATTTTTGATATACATATTTAATGGTTGGCAATATTTATTAAATAAATTACGTATTGTAGGAGCTATAAAATTATCCATGTATGATTCAACATTCAACCAACTTATAATAACATTAATAATCTGTTAATTTGTTAAATCATTCGCATCGATATGTACATGAAACCCTGTTTTAATATTTGTATCGACAAATAGAGTATGTAATTGTAATACTTTATCGTCAATTTTATTTATATCAGATAATATGGGCGAAATTAATTCAAATATTCCATATATATCATTATCTATTTTATCAATAGGTGTTGCATCTTTTATTATTATCCATTGTTTATAATTTAAATTTTTATTTAAATTGTCGAGTAGTTGATCAAATATATTTTTGAAACCAATAAATTCAAGTTCAATTCCAAATTTTCTATTTGATTGGTTTATATTAAAATTCATAGTGTTATTTTTTTTAATTTTTGATAATAATTTTTCATTATTGATATTGTTATCACATAATGTATAATTATTATTTATATTATATAAAAATACAGGTACTAAAAATGATATATGTTTAATATATTTAAAATATGAAAATTTTAATTTTTGTAAATATTTTATAGTGTTAAACAAAAAGGTGTATTAATTATTATATATAACCAAAAGAATTAAGAAAATAGACTTTAATATGATGAACATAAAAGTTAAAATAAATTAATCTAAAAAGGTAAAATTTGTATTTTTGTTCAAAAAGTGTATATTTTTACACCTTTGCACATTTAAAACGCCGATTTTATAAAAAAATACTAAAAATTTAAATTTTTTCTAAAATACTATTAACAGAATTTTTATCTAAATATATCATATGACCTGCATTTACAAATAAATAATAATTATAATTGTAATTATTTAATTTTTGTAATTTATTAATTTCATCAAACAACGCCGAATTATCATTAATTTCAAACTCTTTATTATATTTATCTGGAAAATTAATGTTATAAAATCCTAAAACAGGAATAGGAAATAATTTTCCTATAATATTTTGTTGTATATATTTAGCAAATGAAATAACTCCATAATCAAGTAAATAATCAGGATTTGTTTGTATAATATTTTTAAATTGTGATTCTGTTAAAATTTTAAATTTATGGCCTATCATTTTTTCTGTCATTTTAATTCTATGCTTATTATTTTTTAATGTAAAATAAGAAGGATTATCTAATAATACACAACAACTACATTCTTTTTTAAATAATATGCTAAAAGTTAAAGCAAAACATCCTCCAAAACTTTCTCCAATTGGTATCCATGTAAAACTATGAGCGTTTGGTATTTTTTTAATTAAATTAAAATATACATCTTTAATAAAAACCATCCATTGTTAAATATGATAATGGATAATCATTATGTTGTTCTATCCATTTATTTTGATAAATAAAAACTTTACCTTTCTTTTTTAATTTTGATAAAAAATTTGTTGGTGGATCATTCCAATCATTTATAGTTTGACCGAAACCTTGAAATAAAATATATAATTTATTTATCATTATATATATAATAATGATAAATAAAAATTGAAACTTTTTTAATATAAATAACAATTAGTATATTATATGAAGAACCTATTAACGATGAAATATAATTTTGTTTCTAAATAGTGTTTTAGTAAAAACGATGAAATGCAACCAGATAATTATTATTTGAAAGAATGTTTAGAACTATTTGACAACATATACGGTAAAGAAACCCAAGAACTTTGGGCAACCGGTAATGGTGGTCAAGGTACTGGATTTTGTAGTAGTGTTATTGAATATGAAGAAAATGAAACAAAATATGAATTGGTATTTTTAGTTGACCATGAAGGCCATAGCATGAGCATTGACGTCCATTTAGATTCAGAAAAAGAATCAAGTATGTTTTATTTGGAATTTGTTAAGCAATTAGAGAGAAAAATAAATGAATGGAGAGATCCATTGGAAGATTATTCAGATAATGAAGAAGCGGAAGATGACTTAAAACCCGGATTGTTTGAATATAGTTGTATGATGAATGGTAATGACGGCGGTGGAGATTATTAATGTTTTAAGCGATAACACATACCATATTCTTTCATATATTCATCATAATTTTTAGCACCATAAGTAGGAAGACAAAAAAATCAACTGTATTTTTACGTACATTTTCTAATTTATTTTTATCAATATTTTCATAATATCGTAATATTACTTCTCCTTCTGAAAATGGGCCATTCCTTTAATTTTTCTGGATTAGTTTCTTTAATTTTTTCCATATAATTTTTTGCTTTTTCTTTTACAATATCACTATTTTTTATTTCGTGTTGGATTGGTATATGATTTTAGTTCTAATTCATTATTTTTATTTTTAAGTTCTTCTATTTCAAGTTTTAATTTATCAATTTCTTCATTCATTATATTTACTATAATAATATTATAACATAATTTTAAATATTTTATGTAATAATATTAAGTATAAATGACATCAAAACATAAAAGCGAGGATTATAAATTATCGGCGGTTGAATATTATTTAGTTGGTGATAAATCACAAATAGATGTATGTAAAATATTCAAATGGTAGTCCAAGAAGTTTAATGAGATGGGTTGAAAAATATGAAAAAGAAGGTGAAATAAAAAGAGAAAATAGAAAACCAGTAGCATACAAAGTTCATAAAGAACATGTTAAATTTTTATTAGATGAAATAAACAAAAATAAAACCATAACTATGACTGAATTAAAGCATAAATTGAAAGATAAATTTAAGATTGAATTAAGTAGGTTTCATATCAACAGAATTATTACTGATAATAATATAACTTTAAAAATAACAAGAATACGGCATGAACCTGAAAAAAGATTTGGTAAAGAAATAAATATAAATCAAAAATTAAAAGAATTTTATGATGAAATTAAAAAACATAAATTAGAAGACATTATATGTATAGATGAAACAAGTATAAGTGGTCTTCAAAAAAGACATCAATGTTATAGTGAATTAGGTAAAAGATGTGTAATAAAAACTTCATCACAAGAAGTATTCAAAAAATATACAGGTA